GAGACGACAATAGCGTTGGGTTGCCAAAGAACTGAACGTTCTTCCGCATAGTGCGCACCAACTCATCGTGCGTCACGATGTGATTGGCTAGTGCGTCAAATTCACCAACTCCTTCTTTTGCAAAACCCTTGGGATTATTGAAGATCTCAACGCAAGGAATAAAACCAAGCGAATTTTTAAATGTTTTATTTTTCCCTGGCGCCATGCCAGATGGCATATCAAAATTTAATTCTGCGTCTGAATGAGTTTCTTCAATTTCGTTCGCTTTGATTGAAAGACGAATGTAACGCTTGGAGCCCGGCTCACCAGTGATTGACGTGCCTGTAGCATTCACAATGTTGATGCCATCGTACGAGCTACCGGCCTTACGGACCTTGTAGCTGTAGATGATCACCACCTCTTCTAGTTCGCCGTCTACGTTGTAGTAACTGCGGTACTCGTGTTCGCGGAAGTAATAAACGCGATAGTTTTGCTTTGTGGGACGGATATAGAAGATGCCTTTACCATCGCACAGGAAATAATCCCAGATGGAATCCAGGCGGACATCAATTTGGTTGTACTTGACAACTCGGTCGACAAAGTCTTTGCGCTGTGCACCAAAGTTGTCTTGACCAGGAAAAAACTCAACCCCTTGGCGGATGCCAAAGAGTTTCATCTGTGCCAGGTGCGACGCAACGACACCAGTGTCTACAACGGTACCAGAATCCTTATCCAGGTACGATTCGACGATTTCCCGCAGCCTGGCCTTTGCGTCGACGGACATTAACTATTTTCCTTTTTACTTAACTCAATCTTAGCAGCTTTCTTGTGTTGTTTTCGTTGCCAAAGCCAGCGATCAAAATAAGCTAGTTCAGCAGGAGTAAACAACTCCGGATGCTCAAGAGCGTGTTTTGCTAGCTTTTTCTTTTTCATGAAAGATACTTGCCGTCAAAGCCAACTGGTGGGAGTTGTTGCCCATACATTGGATAAGACTGACCAAGCATGGCGCCAGCATTGCCAAGGCTTGCGGTTGGAAAAAAGTTTCCTTGTTGAATTTTTTCTTTAAGTTTATTGGTTCTGTTAATTAAACCTTGGCCAGCAGGAGTTTGATAATACCGCTCTTGCATCCGTCTTTGGATTTCAACCTCAGGAAGAAAATACCCTGGACTTCCCGCCATCAAATTTCCGGGTGCGCCTGGCACGTTAGATTCGCCGCTATAAAACATGTTCTGGCCTTTTCGATTTTTATATTCTACTCTTCTAAAACTTCATAGCCAGAAGGATCATGGACTTTGGAAAGGACAATCCCTTCTCCCCGTACATCCCAATTGAGAATATCTCCCTCCTGCCAACCCAAATCTTCAATCACTTCGTCTGGTAAGACGATGAACTGATCTCCGTTCTCGTCTTCCTGGACTTCAACGACGTAGGTCATTTGGATAAAATCTTTTCCATTAGCTTATCAAGCTTATTATTGATTTCGCGAAAATTGTCATGCATCTCTTTGATTTCTCTTAAGAAGTCAACCTTGAGAACATACTCCATTGGCATCCGATTGATTTGATCTTCCAAGATGTCAATTCTCCGTTTCTGGGATCCGGTGTAGTCAAGCGCTTGTTGAATGCGTTCGCGTTGGCGTTCAAGAAGACGATTGGCAACCCAACTTCCGCCTGTGACAGCAGAAATAATGGCCGTCAAGCCAATCGCAATGTACTCCGGACCCACAACACAAAATGCTTTTTTCTAATTCTAAGTTTAGTAATCAACTTGCAATTGTCCTTTCCTGGCTAAACCAGTAACAAGCCAAACAAGAGCGTCAACACAATCGTCGTGACTACTGACACCGAAGTTGGTTAGCTCTTCAAAAAGATTGGTGAAGTTTCTATAGCGATTAAAGATAATCTTACGATCTTCAAACATACCCATGATTCCACGGAAGCGGGCCAATTTGTCTGCACGGAATCCTTTGACGGGATGCCAGATTAAGTTATAAAGACTTTCTTGATTTAAACAGACTCGTTTAAAATCGGCTTCCAGCGATGCCTGGTACTGCACAGCTTCTGACCAAATGTCGCACGTTGAATACGTTGGGAAATAATTGTCGTTGGCGTCCTTGCCAAGGATTGACCAGTCATTCAACAGTTCTTTGAGGGCATCTAGTTTTTCTAAGTTACCCATAACGCGCAACCTGCGGTAATCAATGATATGGATCCGATCACCAATGCGGCCGCCAAGGATCATGACGGTGTAATCATTTTTCTCTTTAGTGCCAGCGGAGAGATCAACCCCAACGCCAAGCGTATCGAACTCCGTTGAGATCTCAGCTTTGACAATTAACTCAGGCGCAAGCGACAACTCGTTTTGCCTGATGATTTGATTCATGTACTGGAACGAAAAAGCAATTGGTGCTTGCCTTTTCTTTTCCTTTAGGTAATCCAACGACCACATGTCGGGCCAGTATGAAAGCTCGTCACCAGTCTTGGGATCATTGGTGATTGCAGAGAGGACAATCTGAGTCCAGTTGTTTTGTTCGTTGAATGTGGTGGCATGGATGTCATCATGTCTGAAGCGAGTCCCAAGGCAAATGGCTCGTCCTCCTTCAAACATGGTGGGTGCGATCACCGCGTTCCAGTTGTCCTGCATCATCTTCCTGATGTCAGGATTGGAGATGTCCGCTGCAGATTTGATCGCGTCATCAATCATGACGAGGTGAGAACGCTTGGAGGTCACCGAACCTTTTAGACCTGCAGCGCAAAGCGTAAATTGCTCGTCACCAGTTACATCAATACCAGCAAACTTATGATCAATTGACCAGTACTCATTACTAGTGACGTTCTTTAAAAGACGGACTTCTGGAAAAACTTCTTGATATCGTTTGCTCTCAATAATACGTTTGATGGTTGCGGACTTAGAACGTGCAATATCAACCGTATAAGACAGATAAAGAATCTGAAGAGGGCGTTTAGCCTGGGTGTGGATGCCAATAGCCCAGGCAGTCAGTAGTCCAAGGACAGTGCTTTTAGCAGAACCACGGGGAGCAAGTAGATCTACATTGGGGCCAGCGATGCGTAGAAGACAACTACTATTTTCTTCCGTGACAAAATGCCGATGCCAATCCCTGTGATGTTGAGCGGGTGGCTTATCTGCTACGTACTCACAAAAGAAACCGAAATCTTCTCGTGCTTTCTTTAAGTCTTCAAGATTTTTGTTTGGCTTAATCTGGTAATTTTTAGAAGCAGCGCGTGCATTCCTGCGATAAGCCAGATGAAGATAAGAAGGCACGAGGAGTATTCAACCAGTTACTGAATACTAACTTATTCTCCTTTGTTCTTACGTTTTTTATTTTGGTATTGACGAGCCTTATCCAAAGCAGCGCGACGTTTTTCCTTATCGTTCATCTCCGTGCCATCTTCTTTTTTTGCTTCTTTCTTCTTGAAGTGTTCAAGAAGTTGAGGGGGCATTTTACCTTTGGCCATAACAAATGTTTTCTTTTATTTTAAACGTTGGTTATTCTTCTAGTTGCATACGAGCCCAAACGCTCATGCTTGCCTCGTGCAAAGGAGCTTCAATAGGATCGTCTTTAAAAATAAACATTAACTCACGAATAGCGCGATCAGCTCCAGCCATTAATAAACCTTTGCGATCTTTGGCGGATGTATACTGTTCAACTTGATGAATGGTGCCGCGTAACTCTTTTTGCATCGAGGCAATACGCGCAACACCTGCATCTCGTTTGACGGCGCAATTCTCAATATCATCGCGAAGTTTACGGATATCTTCCCGCATCTCCTCGATTTCAATAAGAAGAGTCTTCCGATGATCCGGCTTGGGATAATGGTTTTTAACCCAAGCTTCACACGCAAGAATATTTCCTACATAGCCAAGGAATCTGGCATAGAGGAAACACTCAATAAAAGAATAATTATCACCAGCAAAAGCATGAAAGGATTCTTTAACATCCTCTTGCTGTTCAATGAACCAATCTTCAAAAGCACCAGTGTCAATGGTACTTTCGTTTTTAATACTTATACGCTGCTTTTGCTGATTGCTCATTCCATTCCTTTTGACGACGCTTGGAAGATTCTAGCTCACCCAGTAGACTGCGGAATTGATTGGGATCAAATAATCCTTCTTGAGAGGCGCTATCTTGAAGCATTGCCTGATAGTCGGATGCACGCCCAGCTTGTTCGGTCTTGTACTGATCAAGCCATGTATTTAAATCTTGAGAATAGTTTTGCTGGGCTCTGGCCGTATCTTCGGCTAATTTTTCGTCAGCAAACGCCCTATCCTGCTCAAACTGAGATTTCCAATCTTCAAGGGTGCCGGAAATCCCTTCACC